TTAGATGTTACGCGCGACCATGACGGTCGTGTCGTGGAAGAATGCCCCTGCATATCCGACGTCTGGAACCAAACCGGGGCGCAGTTCGGCTATGGCGATGCGATCCAAAAGGAACGTGGTGTCGTCGGTTTGGCGCAGCCTTGGCACCCATGCCGCCCCCGATCCCGTGTAGAGAAACGAGGTGTAATGCGGCGCGCAGACAAATGAGCCGGGCGCGGGTGAGCTGATGTTGTAAGTGCGAGTGGCCCCGTTTTCCAAAACAGCCACCATGTCGCTCTGAGACATGTAAAAATGCCCCGCGAGCGAGATCATTTTGGCGCGGCTGTCAAAGGCGACTGCGCCACTGGGCTTGCGGATTTGCATGCCGTAATTGCCGCTCAGAGTGGCGGGCAGATTGTCACCGGCCATCTTGAAAGGGAGGCCCGTGGCGTTTGTTCCAACCGCCCACATCATGACCCGTGGCCCATTGCTGGGATACCGAAACGGCACCCCCAGCATACCCCAAATGCCCTCAGTCGGCATTTTCACAAAGGGAAAGGTATTTAGGGGCCAATCGTCATTGCCGGTCAGGACACGGTGGATCTTATAGAGATCCTGCGACCGGCCTGTTGTGATCCACTTGGTGCCCTTTGCAATCTGCTCAAAACGGGGCACCTTTGGGTTGCTGCCCCAAGAGGTCGCCCAGTTGTAAAACAAGTGTTTGTCAAACTCCGGGGCGTAGGGCAGCGTCGGCAGGCGGCGAGTAACGCCACTGTCCATTTCAAAAAGAACGTCCTCATACTCGGTGATTGTTTCACCGAGATCATTTTGCAGAGTGATCCCATAAGCCATTTCAAAACTACCTGTAGTGAATGCCCCAAGCGAACCAGAGAAACACCGCATTGGTGCCGTAGGTTTCCCCGGCCACTGCGCTCAATTCCTTGGTGGAATTGTCCCAGTGCAGGGTCGGCATGGAGATTGGGTTGTAGAAGAACTCGCCACTGCGCGCGCCGGGGCCTGCACCTTCGCCATGAACGAAATTGTCATAGATGGTGTAGCGGAACCCCAGCGGAGCCATCATCAAGGCCCCCCGGTTTTCATCAAAGTCTGGGAAGGTGCCCAGCGACCCGGTGAAGGTCGTAGACCAGCCGATGCGAAACACCCGGCGCGGCAGGGTCTGCTGACCCTCCAGAACCAAAGACCCGTCCGCATTCCTCATCTCAATTCCATAGGACATTAGGTGAGCCTCCCAATGACCACCCGCGCGACGTCGCTGCTGTCGAACACCCGGATACGGTCATCCTCGATCTCAACGCGCTCACCACTGGGGGCGCTCTTGAAGTGACCGATGTTTGCAGTGATGGCCGACAGCTCATTGACGTCGATTTTTTCGGCAGTCACCGCGCCCGTGGCGAGGCGATTGCCGTTGATCAGAGTAGAGCCTTGCGGGCTGTAAGGGGTTGGCAGGGTCGCGCTCTCAGTCGTCTCCGCAAGCTGCGGCTTGTGGACGAACATATAGCTGTTTGAGTGACCCGGATTGGTGGCCATTTTGCGCAGGTGGATCGTCGCATAGGCAGCCCCTGCGGGCACCTGAGCCTTCCCCCAAAGTCGGGGCCAAAGCTCGGGATTTGTCGACGATCCAGAATTAGAATCAATGCTCCCAAGGATTGGCGAGTACGACACCGTCGCCCCCGACACGTCAGTAAAATGGATCCGAAGCTCCACCTTGCACCTGTGTGCCGAGACATAGGCGCTGGCATCGACCCACTCACCTTCAAGGACTGGTACGCCGTGGGAGGCGGGAGCGTCATTCTCATATTGTGGCCAGTATCTAACGTCACAGTAGCCATCTGTTTCCCCGGTGCTTTGCCATGCCATGAGGGTCGGATAGAAATTCCCAGCAAAGGACTGGCCTGCCGATCGAATTTGGATTGATATGTCTGCGTATCCAGATCCACTCCCAGATCCGACCCACCCGTCAACTCCGTCAACAAAGTCCGTATTGCCCAAGAGGTTTTTGCCCAGCCCAACGGTAATCCGGTTGGTGGCAATTGAACCCTCTGCAATGACATCGCCCAGAAGCTCAAGGACGGACCCTCCGGCACCGCTTGGATCGCTCCAAGAGCTTGCCCGGAAGCCAGCGATTTGCCCGCCATTCGTCTCAGCCGTGATGCCTGCAAAAGCGGACGAAAACCCGTTCACCTCAGCCTGTGTTTGCAGCAGGCTTGTGACGGTGGCGGAGTTGCCGTTTGCATCGGTGTTCAACTCGGTCAGCATATTTGCAAGCGCTGTGCCGGATAGCGCGTTGATATCGAGGGTTTTGATTTCATCAATCGCCCCGCTCAGGTCGTCGGCATCTGTGATGTCCTCGATCTTGATGTAGGAGATGCCGATAAAGCCGGGTGATAGCGATGCACGGTCCCCCCGGATCAGAATGCCGGGACGCCAGTATTGGGCGACCTTGTCGTTCGTGCAGGTGACCTCTGCGGTGTATTCCCCCCACACACCTGAAGGAGCAGGGGTAACTGCGGTCGCCATTGCGTTCGACCCTGCATATGCAAAGTTCTGGTCCATTCTGCGGATGAACAGTTGCAGGATATTCGGATCGCCCGTCACGGTGCCCTGAACATAGCACCCGACAGACACGCGATAGCGACGGCCCAATTCAGGGGCAAAGGCACCACGCGACCAAAGGTGAACCTGCTTTGTCCCGTCAATCTCTGAGGCATCAAGTCTGGCGTAGCGGTAGCCGGGACCGGTGAGGCTGTTGAAGGTCCAGTATGCAATGGCAGCCTCATTGGATGGTGACCCATCCGGGGCGCTCTTCCAGAACTTCCCTCGATCCGCAAAATCGGAAACCATCGTCATGGCACGGGTCGTGTCTATTTCCGCCCGCAGAGTAGTTTCTGACACCGTGACAGCACTGTCGGTCTGGGCGCGGGTGTAGTAGTTCTGGGCGAGGTCAGAAGACACGCCATCAATCGAAGCCTGCAGGGCCGTTTCTGACGCTGCGATGGCCTCCCCCGTCTGCGCCGCAGTCAGGTAGTTCTGCGTCAGGTTGGCGCGGATCTCATCCGCTGCGGTGGTGTCCTCATACCTGAAGTATGACACCTGCCATGTGCCGTCACCATGAGCGCCCGCCCCGCCATAAAACCCAAGCAACCGAATGCGGATGAAAGCTGTATCCGGATGTGGGGCAGGTGGTGTCACCCGCGCCCGGAGCTTGACCCACCCGTCTGAGGTACGAAGCGGATTGAGGCTGCGGTCCCAGCCTTCGACGTCACCCAGAACGAATGCCCCCAGATACCCGCCGTTGGCGGCTAGATAGACGCCGTCAATTACAAACCGCTCGGCTGTCCCGCCTGTCACAGTGCTGTCGACAGTAACCCTTAGTTCAGCCTCGGCCTCATAGGTGTGACCGGCGACAAAAGGGAGCATCGCCGAATGGGATAGCTGCCTGAAGCCTGTATTCTCATAGACCCAACGCCCGTCAGATTGTTTGACATGAAGATCGCCGATAGGCGGTGGGTCGATCCCGCCGCCGGGGTTGTAGGTCCAGCCGGTAACACCGTCGACAAAGTCCCAGCGCGTCTCTCGCTGCCGGGCTGCCGACAGTTCGGTGACGTCCGTCTCGATGTTTTGAATACTGCCCGCATTGGCGAGTGCCGCCGCCACGGCAGCACCGGCCTCATCGGAAGCGTCTTGTGCCGCTTGATTGGCAATATTGGCGGCGGTGGTGGCGTTCTGTGCGTCCGTGAGAGCCTGCGAAGCGTCCAGCCCCGCAGCGTCCGCCGCAGCCTGCGCGGTGTCGATGGCTTCGGTGACTTCATCTGCCAGATCGTCGAGATCGATGCGGACATTTGGAGTTGTGACAGGGAGCCATCCAGACCATTCAGTCTGCCGCGTTGGCGCAATAGCTTTGCCGCGTACTTCATAGTCAGCATTCGGCTGCACCGGGTGGTGGCGGTAGTTGCCCCCCGCGACATTGGTGGTGCTGACGGTGTCGGCCTCGGCTTCAGGCCGCCCTTGCACGCGGATCTGGAAGGTCAGGCCGGTGCAGGTGTCAGATAGCCGACCGTCCCAGACAATGCGGATTGCAGGCGCGTGGGCCTTGCCATCCGCTGCCGTGATGGTCTCACCGGCAACGGCCAAGCCGACCACGCCCGCGTCGGTCACTGGGATCGGGCCGGTTGGGTGCGGTGTCTCCGGCAGCTCCAGCCCCGGATCCGGGTCAAAGTCTGCCGGGTCGGTTTCGCGCAGCGAGAGGGAGACGTTCAGCGTCTGCAGGTCATAGGCCGCCTCAGTGATGCGGAAGGTCTTGGCGTCGTAGCCGTAGTCCTGAAGGCTCAAATGCACATTCTGCAGCGGACGCAGGCGGGCGTATTCACCGGGCAGGGGCAGGCGGTGGGTCCGAAACCGGCGGTTTTCCCGCAAGAGCGCATCGGTGAGCTGGCGCGCTTGTTCGGCGATATAGACCATTGGCAGGTTCAGCTCGAAGAGCTTCTGGCGGCCATCCTCTGCGACCCACTCGTCTTTGACGATGGTCTCCAGCGTGGAGGCTTCCCACAAAGAGGCCGGGCTGGTGTAGGTCGTGGTGACCGCGTTAAAGGTGTTTTCAAGGCCGGGAAAAGGGTCGTGCTGCCACGCCTGCGAGATCAGAACATCATCATCGGAAATCGTGGCCGAGGCGACGGTGGCGCTGCCGACAATCGGATACCAATAGCCGCCGGTCTCGACGATCTGGGCATTCGCGGCGGAAAACAACTCTTCCAGAAAGTCGGCGGGGGCCTCTTCAAACTTGACTTCAAACCCGGCTTCAAACTGCGTGCGGCCAGTCCCTGCGACCAACTGATCGCAAGCGTCCATAGCCTCGGCCCACTCAGAATAGGGCAGGTCTTCAGCGGGAAACCCACCGCCCCAGATATCACCACCCGGTAGGGCGATGCCGCGCAGGACATTGTAGGCAATGACCAGGGGATTGGTGGTTTGATCCCAGCTTGCGGGATCGTTGAACCGGTGGGAACCGTTGCCGCCCATGGTGCTGTCTTTGCGGATGTCATAGAGCGGCGGGCCGTCCAGCTCAAAGGCGTATCTCGGCACGCCGCTGGGATAAAGATGATCACGCCGGTAGAAATAAAGCACCGCATAACAGGTGCCGGTCAGGATGTGATCTGAGGTCCATGGCCGGTCGGCAGCGCCGCCGCGCCAGCTCACAAGATGATTATGCGCGGTGGTTTGCGTGCCGTCGAAAAAGGCGATGTAGCCGTAAGGAATGCCGTTTTCCGTCTTTGACAGGATCGGGCGCAGACCAAGGCTATCGACCGGGCCAAGGTCGGCATAAACCCCGTCGAGGATAAGATTGCGCAGGGTTGCGCCGGGCAGGTCGCCCAGTTCGACAACATGCGCGAGCCATGCATTGTTTTCATGATAGCTGCATTGATAGACCAGATGCCCGCGTGTCGCGAAACGGCCCAGCACCGTGGCCTGCGGCTCGGTCCCGCCGCTGGTCGTGTGGGTGGACTGAATGCCGGGGGTCTTTTGCTTGCGCTTGCGCAGCTTGGCCACCAGCAGGGAAATCCCGGCTTTGACCAGCGAGCGCAACAGGGCCGAGGCCAGCGTTGCCAAAACCGACCCACCCGCAAAGAACGAGCTGACGGCCGCGACGATTGCGCTGATGGGATCGGCTGCCGCAGGGGAGGCCAAAAGCACCAGAAAGAGGATCAGATACAGGCGTTCAAACAGGCGCTTCATGGGCGGAACACCCGCTCGGCTTTGCACCGGCTCAGAACGCTCGGCCCGGCCAGCGTGAGGACATGAACCTGCGCCCCGCCAATGATGCCGAGGATAACCTCAGACCCATCGCTGAGGGCGGCAATGTCGCCAAGCGCTGCGTCGGCGGTGTCCACCTCCGGCATGTAGCTGGCAGCGAGCGCGGCGAGGTCGCGGTAGCCTTTGGCGCGCAGGGCCTCTTTGCCTTCTTCCAGTGTGGTGTACTCAATGCCAAGCCGGGCGCGGATGTCGGTTCCGGTCACCAGCTTGTACCAGCCATGGGCATAGTTGGCGCAATCCACCCGGCCGGGGCGAAACCCGCTCCAGCGCAGGCGCACACCGCGCAGGTAGTGCAGCAGCATCTCGGATCTGTCTTGCATCACATCCCCCATGGCACGGTCCACTGGCCGGTGATGTCGATGTATTCGCGGCCCCGATCATCCGGGTTGCGGCGTTTGAGTTCGGCGCTCGAGCGCTTCAATGGCAGCCCGAAGGTCAGCATGCGGGCATTGGTGACCATCACCAATTCGGTGTAGCTGGCGTCGCCTTGTTTGCGCTCTTCGGGGGCCTGATTGAGGAACCCTTTGAAGCACCGCACGGGGGTGCCAAGCGGAGCCCCGCTGTCGATGTCGAGCGGGCAGGAATGGATTTCCACCCGCGCCAAGCGAGGCTCATAGGTCTGCATCAGGGTTTTCACCTCTTCGGTGAAGGGCGGCAGCTTCACGCGGTAGTTGCGCACCTGAAACCCCGGCTCCACGATGATCGGCGGCACATCGATCACCTGACCCGCGCCAAAATAGGTGCGGATCTCGCCATCGATCAGAAAGTCTTGGTGGTCATCGCCAGACCAGAAGCCGATCACCTCGGGCAGGCCGGTCTCGCGGTTCTTGGCCTCAATCCACAAAAGGACGCGCGCGTCGGTGCCGCGCCGCTCTTCCAGTTGGCCCTGTGTGACTGCGTCGTACTGCATGTTTACCTCAGCGTCTGGGTCCACTCGAAGGAGCCGCCCTCACTCAACCGCGCGCGGCTCTGCCCATATTCGGCGTTGGCAATGCGGGCTTTCAGAACCGGCACGCCAAGCGTGACAGGGCGGCCCACCTGCGCGCCGGGGCGGATGAAGGGAATGACTTCGATATCGCTGGCAATGCCGGTAACACCGGCCTCAGCGCCGACCACAACGCGGTGGTAGGCATAGCGGGTGGGGTTGGCGCCATAGGTGAAGCCGAGCAGATCCCCGGCGGCAATCTTGTAGTTCGCGGGCAGGCCCGAGAGGTCCAGCTCGCGGTTATTGGCGGCAAGGCTGGCAATCTGCGGGTTAGAGGTGCCGAGGATTGCGAGCTGCGGGTCAAAGCGGGTTCCATTGACGCGGGTGTCGCGCAGCAACAGGCTCGCGCCGGGTTGCTCCAGCAGGGCGAGCTTGGCCTCAATGGCGGCCCAATAGGTGTGGATCTCTTTGTCCAGAACAATGCGCCCGCGCCACAGCCGCGTGCCCATGCCGTGCGAGATCACCTCACCGCCGCCGGTTTCGGAGCTGGTCTCAGCCCGACCGAGGCGGCAACTGATTTTCTGAATCGGAAGCCCTTCGAAAAAGCTCTCCAAGGGAAGCGGCCAAGAAAGCGCCATCAGCCTACACTCCACGGGTCGTTTAATTTGCGATTAAAGGCCTCGCCGGAATGCTCGCGGTCGTAATTCTGGTTCACTTCAACTGCGGTCTGGCGGGATTGCTCCTCAACCACGACCCGGAACAGCGGGCTGGGTTCAATGCGGACGCGCGACATGTCCGGTGCTTGTGAGGATCCCCCGGCACTCACGGCGGGCAACACCGGCGGCGCGGCGAAGGCCCCGCCATTTGCAAAGGCAGGCAATGCAGCGGGTAAGAGCGACCCGGCGTTGATCGCTTCCAGAAGGTGGCGGTGCTTGCGGGTGGCTTTGGCGTTCACAAAGAACTCGCCGGGGCTGGCTAGGACCAGCTCCTGATCGCTGCGATCACCGCCCCGGCCTGTGATGATGCCGCCATCTGCGCGCTTCAAAAGGCCCCCGATAAAACCGCCGGTCTCATCCGTGCCAAAAGCCCCGGCCAGCGGGCCTTCGCCCAGTAGGCTGGCCTGCAGGATCGCGGAGAGGATGGACGCCTTGACCCGGTCCCATGCATCGGCGGCAGCATCGCCACTGGACACCAGAGCCGCGCTCACGTCCTGCATGGTCTCGCCCAAGTAGCTGCCCAGCTCGCGGGTCTGTTCAATCGCCTTTTGCTCTTCCAGCCGCTTGCTGATGATTTTTTCCAGCGCCTCGCGTTCGGCATCGGTTGCGGATTTCATGGTCTCGCGAAAACGGATCATCTCTTGCTGAACCGGATCGGTCTCGCGCAGGATCTCCAGCCGTTCCCGCTCGCGTTGCATCAAACGTTCAATGGCCTCGCGTTCGCGGTCGGCGGATGACGCGGATCTGCCCCCGCCAGACCGGCGGCTTCTGGGGTTGGGCGGCAGCACCACACGCGGCAGGCCTTGGTCTTGGTAGACGTATTCCTTATTGCCCGAGCCGGGGCTTTCCCCGCGCGGATCATGAAAATCGGGGTTGGCTTTGGTGGCGGCCATAATCGCCGCCCCTTTTGCTGCCAGCAGTTCATTCTTGAGGCGCTGCGCCTCGCCAGCGGCCAGCGCGATGTTGCCTGCCATATCGACGCCAGCAACGCCGTTGGCGGCATCCCAAGCGGCCATCATCTCCTTTTTGAGTTCTTCTGTGATTGTCAGCTCTTCGACGCGCTGTTCGAACAGCTCGCGCTCGGCCTGCAGGCGCAGCTCTGCCACTTCCACGCTGCCCTCGCCGCTGGTGCGGATGGCCTCGTTAATTTCGGCCTCTAGCTGAAGCTGCTCAATTGTGGACCGCGCAGAAGCGTCCACCTCCAAGCGTGTATCAAGATACTCCTTTGCGTTGGCGGTCAGATCCGACCACAGGTCTTTGCCGGTCTCGCGTAGGTCATCCCATGGTTGGCGAACTGTAGCGCCAAAGGCTTCGAGCTCTTGGATGAGCTGCGCCAGACCGTTGTAGAACTCTTCTTGGCGCGCGCTCAGGTTTTCGATCCCGCCGCTGGTCTCTAGCAACACATCTCGGATATCGAGCGCAGCCCTCAGACGCTCTGCAGGCTCAATCGCGTCACGCATTGCGTCCAAGCTGCTGGCAAATTGTGCGCTCACGGCACGGCCCGCCCGATTGGCGGAACCAAAGCCAAGAAAATCACCGGCATCGAACATACGCGACATTTCGGTTGCGGAATTGCCAGCGATGACCAGCCCCCTGATGCTCTCTGAAATCCCGTCGATCTCTTCCTGTGCATCCAGCCTCGCCATCGCGGCTAGGTCCTGAAGCACAGCGCGCAACTCAGGCGAGGCAGACCCGAACCCCTTGATCATGTCAGCGGTGCTTTGAAAGGCCTCTTCTTGACGTTTGCCAAAGACCTCGACGGCATCGCTCATCGCCTGCAGGCGGTCTTCAAAGGTTTCGGCCTCTTTGCTAGCGCTTGTGAGCCATTGAACCGCTGCAGCGCTTGCAGCAATCGAGCCCATGGTGATGAGGTTTAGCGGTGAGATCATATTGATCGCCGCTTGCCGGGTTGCAGCCAGCGCTGCCGCAGCACCACGGTTGCCGAACACCTGCGCGATCTGGGTGCCCTGCTGAATGGCGAGTTGTCGCGGGTCTTGGCCCGCCGCCATCATCACGGCAACATCGTTGAATTGTGCGGTGAGATTGGCGAGACTTCCGGCGGCAAGCTCTTGCGTATCATCGACGTTGCGCAGCCCCGCCACCCAACTGGATGCGCTAGAGCGCAAGTTGCCGAGACGGGTACGCACACCAGAAACAGTGCGGCCCCAACGGGTGGAAGATTGATTGGCCTTATCGGTCGACGATACCACCTTGGCCTGCTCTGCGCGCAGGCGCTGGAGTTCCGACTTGGCGTCGGAGCCATCCATCAAGATCTCGCCTTGCACGACAAACGTCATGATTACCTCTCATTCAGCGCGGTTCGCGCTGCGTCCTCGATGATGCGAAGGCCCACCCAATCGGTGGGCGTGAGGGTCAGGCCCTCAAGCCTGAACGCGGGTTCTGCAGCGGCGTAATCAAGGCCGACCCAGAAGCGGCTGCCATCGGCCTGCGCCAGAACGCGCCACTGTGTCTGGATGGCAAGGAATGCGAGCAGTGCCGTGCGATTGCAGCCCCAGATCGCGGCCTCATCTTGGTCTTTGGCCGACGCGGCGGTGTTGAGCCTGAGGCCGAACAAAGCCGCGTCGTCTTTGGTCTCTTCACTGCGCTTGGCAGGGAAGAGGGAGCCGGTCGCCCAAGCGCGACCGGCCCACCTCAGTTTCCCGAGCGCTGATCCGTGACGCCATCGTAATACGCCGCAATAAGAGCGATCCGCACATAGGGCAGTTTGAGGATCTTTTCGCGGATCTCGTCGCTGTAGGGGATCGCCTCGCCTGCGGTATTGGCGAGGTCTTCCATGCCCGTGAGCATCTTGCGCAGCACCTTTTTGACCTCAGCGGTGTTTTGCAGCGGGACGCCCTCGATGACCTCATCGTCCACCACGTTAAACGCGGCTTTAAAGGTCTGTTCCTCATGGCCTTCGCCCTTGGGAACCTTGACCTTCACAGTGCGGGTGAAACTCGGAGTTTCTTCTACGTTGAACATGATTGAGCCTCTGGGTCAGGTGAGTGTCAGGGTGAATTGGTCGTTGCCAGCCTGCGGCAGCGGGACCAGACGCAGCGGCCATTCCTTGACGTTCTGGGCGGTGGACAGCCCCTGCGGGCGCTGCATCTGCGCGGCGGGCACATCGAGCGTGGCAATCTTGCCCGCGCCGGTGCCATGCGTGAGCTGCAGGGCGGTGGCGCTTTGATCGAGCGCGCGCTGGAACGGGTCAAAGGTCGCAAGCTGAACCGCCTCGACGGTGGTCTCGATACTCTCTTGCCGGTCGCCAAGTTTGACCTCTTCACGGCCAACCAAGAACCGGCCCTCGATCTGGTTGCCCAGATCCATCTGGAACGAGCGCATCACCAGATCCACCCCGTCGATCTGGAACACGGGCGTATTGCCCATGGTGACCACCTGCGGCACGGCCCACGGGGTCAGATCGGCGGTGGGGTAGGCCGCATCTGTCGGCTTCACAAAGAGGCCTTTGAAGGTGAACCGCAGTTTCGGAACAGCCTGCGCCTGCAGGTCCAAACGCACATTGCCCCGCGCGCCGAGGATCACATAGCGGGTGGCGTCTATGTGCAAATGAACCGTCGCGCTCTCCGGCGCTTGCGTGATCGGGTTATAGATCACGGACGTGCCCGCGTTGATGGTTTCGGCCAAGCCGCAGGCGCGCAGCAGCGATCCCCATGCGGGGGGCGTGCCAGCCACGCCGGATGGGGCAAGTTCCACATCAAACGTGATTTCGCTCATCAACTCGGTGGGGATCGTCGCGTCCGCACCAAAATAGGGCCGTTCCAGATCCCGCGAGACGTCCGTGCCCTCCATGGGCTTGAGTTGCACATCCTGCGCGAGAATGGCGTTTGCAGCGCCGCTGGGGGCGGCGTCGGTGCCATAGGTCGCCTCGGTTTTGACCAAGAGAACCTTTTGCTTCCAGTTCAGGGACATTTAGGTCTCCTTCTTTTCCGTAGGCGCTGCAGCGCTGCGCGGGGGCTTTGGCTTGGTGGCCTCGGTTTGCTTCAGATTGCCGCTGGTCTGGACGACATAGCTGCCACCGGACGTCGGGAGCTTGGGCTTTTTGGGCTTGGTCATTGCACCGTGATCCTCAGTTGGTCGTTGATGGAAAATTCAATCATGTAGAAAAGCGCGCCGCCGCTGATCCCGGCGACATTGCCTTGGCGCAGCTCAAAGACGCCAAACGCCGATCCGGGCGACCAACCGGCCAAGGCCTCCATCACCTGCTGGATTGAAGGGCGCAGCTTTTCGAGCGCCTGCGAGCCGGTCTGGTCGTAGGATCGGGCCACCAGCAACACGCCGATGGTCTCGACATAATCCTGCATAAAGATGCCGGTGGCGTCGGGGGCGCGGCGGCCCTGCAAGCCAATCGGCACCACAAAGGCGGTGGAGTTTTGCGGGATGCCGCGATCCTTCAGGAGCTTGGTCAGGTCCACGGATGTCTCGATCCGGTCCGCAAATTCGCTCACACGGGTTTCAAGGCGCTCTTTGACAGCATCGAGCATCAGATCCACCCCCTGAGGCTGTCTTGCGTCAGCGGGCGGTCGCGGTCGGTGGTCATGACGCCCTGACTGCTGTTGGTCTTGGGCGTGACACCGGCCACGTCCAGAATGATGATCCCCTTTGCGATGTCGCGCAGTTGGGCCATGGCTTCGCGGTATTCGGCCTCGATCTGTTTGGGGGCCTCGTAGAGGTGCATTTTCCAGATGGCGATTGCGCGGCTTAGGGGCGGAACCTGCGCGGGCACCTCAGACAGCGGGAGCTGATAGCGCCCTTTCAGAAAGCCATCGATCACCGCGTCGGCTTCGGCAATGGCTTGATTGACCGTGTCCAGATCCACCAAGCCGGTGGCGGCGTCGCCCCGATCCGTCAGGGCGATCAACATGTTTTCGCCATAGCGATCGATCAGCTCGTCAAGGGATGTGTAGGTCATCTGCCAGCGCTCCGGAGGGGGTGAAACGGCCCGGCGACGCGAGGATCGCCGCCGGGCCAAGGCTCCGTTTGCCGGAGCGAAAGCGGCTCTTGGGGCAGAGCTGGCCGCTTTATTTGTCCACGCCTTCGACGTGATAGGTGGTGATCAGGCGGGGTTCAGCCTTGAGCGCCAGTTGCTCTTCCTCGCTCAATTCATCGAGCGGGATATCGACGGGCGTGGGGCCAAACCGGCGGCCTGCGCGGCGGAACCCCTGTTGCGGTCCCAGAACCCGCAGAAACTTGCGACCATGAAACTCAGGCGGCGTTGCGTCTGCGGTGGTCGTGGCCTCGCCTGCATCAGTGACTGTCACATCACCTGCAGACATGGCCGCCTGAATGAGAGCGCCCTCAAAGGGGTTTTTCTCACCGTCACCGGCTGGTGGCGTGACGGTGTTAGCCTCGCCCCCAGAGCCGGGGGCGCTGGTGTCGCCGCCGTTGTCCTGGTCTTCGCCGGTATCACCACCGCCAGAGGCCGGTTTCGCCTCGGCCTCTGCGATCAGCTCCTTGAGCTTGGGGGTCGAGAGGTTCGCCGCAAACTCAAGGTTCAACTCCTGCGCGCGGGCCTTGAGATCATCACGTTCACTCATCGGTCAGCTCCTTATGCCAGCCACGGAGTGACGAGCAGCTTGGCGGTGCCCTTCCACTCGTTGGTTTCGCCGCCTGCGCCCAGCTCGTTATTCAGCAGCTTGAGCGCGGCGCTCTCATTGCTCGGCCCGACGATCAGCAGGGACGGGCGGATGCCCAGCGGGCGACCGTGATCGCCTTTCATGCCAGCCAGTGCCGCGCGCGCCTTTTGATAGTTCGCGGCGTTGAGCGGTTGCTTCGACCCCCATGCCATCTGCCAGAAGCCAAAGCCGGTGTTGAACCGGGCGTCCGCGCCGTAGATGAACTCCTTGTTCATGAACACATTGGTGTCCGTCAGGTTGTCCATGTTCACGAACTCGAAATCCTTGCGGCGCTGCAGGATGATCGGCTTCAACGCGCGGGTGTCGTCGATCAGGAACCACGGCTCGCCTGCGCCGCCATCGGTATTGGCGACCGAGATCTCGTTGCCGCTTTCATCCAGAACCGGGTGGTCGGTGTCAAAGAACGGCTGGCCATCATAGCAGTTGAGGTCGAAACCCTTTCGCAGGGTGTCGCCAAAGACCAGCAGGTCTTTTTTCGCCCCTGTCGATGCGCCCATCTCGCTGAACAGCGGCGCATAGATGCCAAGGTTGTCGGTCTCGATATCGTCGCGGTCCACCCCGATGGTGAGTTCCCACGGCTTTTCCGCGATGGAATAGTCGTGCTGGCTGAGGTTCTGGATTGCACGCGGGCCGATCCATTCCCGCACATTCGGCAGTTTGCCGAGCCAGCCGTATTTTTGCTCCTTCGTCATCGAGGGAACTTCGGTGGCGACGCTGGTCCAGTCGGATGAAGCCTGCCCCAGACCGTTCTGGAAATGCTTCTTAAATCCGACGCGGAGCGCCGCAAGGTTTGCTGCGTTTACGAGCATATTTTAGTCCTTTCAGGAGGCTTTGGTCAGCGCTTCGTCAAAGCGGACCCAGACACCGTCCGCATCCACACCGTCGATGATCCCGGCAGGCGAGCGGGTGCCGGTGCCATCGGTTTTGGCGACGGTCTGGTCATCAACGGCATAGGCGAGCGACCCGATGTCGGCGTGGGTGATTTCGTCAGCGGCGGCGGAGTTGGCGAATTTGTAGATGCCGGGGCGGTAGGTCAGCCCTTCTTCACCGTCTGCGCCGATACGGTTGTCGATACGCTCTTCAGCACGGCCCACGCCGACCATGCCGGTCACGGTGTGGCCTTCGTGAAGATAGCCATCGGCAGCGCGCAGAACGATTGCACCGGCATAGATCAAAGACCCACCTGCCACGAAACCATGACGCATATCGCCATCGAGCCGGGGTGTGTTGCGGTCACTGGAAAGAACAGTCATCAAAAACCCTCCTGCGCTTTGCGCTCTTCATCGAGAACGGCTTGGTAATCCTCGGCAGACAGGCCCAGCAGCTTGGCCGCTTGGGACTGTTCGGCGTTCATCGCGATGGAGCCATCGGTGCTGGGCGGGGTAAGATGGGCCACGCTGCCGCCGTTCAGCATGGGCATGCCTGCGATTTCCTTCTCGACGCGTTCGGGGTCTTCTTGGTGCATCGAGATGTAGTGATCGCGCAGCGCCTTCGGGATGAACCGTCCCTTTTGGATCTCGCCATCGACAAAGGCCTCGGCCTTGCCCTTTGATGCGCCCCCTTGCAGCCCGGCGATCTGTTCCGCCTGTGCTGCGATGGTGTCCTGCATTTCCGTCAAAGCGGATTGCAGCGCGACCGCATCCGGCGCACCGGCTGCGGTTGCTTTGGCGGCGGCCACCACGTCGCCACCGGCATCGACGCCGAGGATGGTGGCGACCTCATTGAGCTGAGACTGCGCGGCGGTCGCACCGTCGCCATCTTCTTTCAGCTTATTGACCGCAGTCGTGACCTGTTCCTCGGTCGCATCCGCGCCGAGGTCCAACACGCCCGCGAGTTGTTTCAGAAACGACATGCGTTCCTCCTCTTCGAAGTTGAGCGCGGCCAGCCCGCGCAGGTTTTGACGGTTCACAAGGGAAGCATTGAGGATCGCGACCACGCGGTTGCTGCCGGGATGGGCGAGGCGGAAGACCGGCGAAATCCGGCGATAGGCTTGATCTGCAACCAAGCGCGCGCCTTCTTTCGTCCAGCGCACTTTGCCCCAGATGCCGTCCTCACGGGCCTGCATCTCGACAATCCAGCCACGGGCTGGGGCCTCGCCTCCTGCTTTGGCGGCGGTGAAGGATGCGTGGTTGACGTCGATCTCTATCTCGCCACGCGCGGCGAAACTGGCCTCGATCACGGCTTGTGGATCGGTAACCTCGTAGGGGCCGCGCGCGTCGAATGTTTCAAAGCGCCCAGCTGGGGTCAGCTGGATCCATTCAGGAACGTCCGCCCCCTCCGGGGGGGAGGGGAGGTCTTGTGCGGCCATCATGGCGATATGCGATGCTCTGCTCATGCGTGCATCTTCGCCAATGGCCGAAAAGCAAAACACCCGCAGCGATGTGCGGGTGTTTAGTTGCGGCTGTCAGAGCGGCGCGCAAAGCGTGGACTTGAACAGCCCGGCAGTCAACTACGCGAGCTCTACGAGTTTCGCCCTAGTTGCTTTGCGAGTATTGTCGCAGCTGAGAGATCGACACCTGACTCATCGTCTTTAATGATGCCATCTTGTGTGGGCCTAAAGAGCGCAGCCAGAACGATTGCTTCGTTGCCAGTTCCGACATCTTCGCCCTCTTTCATCGCAAGATATGTTTCGGCAAAAGCCTTTTTCTCACTGGCATCCAATGAGAGGTGACGTTCACTCAGGAACACCCTGTATTGCAGTCTCGTGATCCACATGATCAGAGAGAGGACGAGTAGAAGCCCTGTGATCGTCAATGGGCCTTTCGCAGAGAATACTCGCTCACAAACAGGAGGTTCAGCGTCGTTGCAGATCTGTTTGAAGAAGCTCTCTGCGATGTAGTCCCCTGCGCAGTAAGGCACGAACACCCCAATCGACACAGCGCTAAGCGCCAAGAGCACAAATCGCACCATCGCGTGTCTGGACGCCGTTCTGTGTATGGTCTCACGCCCCTCCCAAAGCTGTACAGGTGCGCGCAACCGAAGTTGGGTTTCGAAGAGATCTTTTAGGCGTTTGAATTCAAGCTCTCGCGCCTCGTGGTGTTTCGCGTTTAGATTGTCGTTTGATTCAATATTCCTCTGAATGCCCGACAGGATTTCGATGAAGTGGCCTTCACACCGTTCGATCCATTCTTTGTGTCTCTTTTTTCGGAGACTCTCTCTCTTCGCCAAGGTTCTAACGAGGCGTCTCGTTTTGTCAGCCCAGTCATCGCGCGTCTCAGACAGTGTGTTTTCGTGTGCCTCGTTGATCTGCTCCGCCTCAACGACTGCTACATTAAGTGCCTCTAGTTGGTTTTCTGCACTTCGAGCCGCGCCTGCTATTTTCCGAGAGTTCACTTGATTAAATGGCAATACAGAAGATGCGACTGCTGCGGTCCACAGCGCATGTCCTCGTTTCATCAAGCTAGCAGTGTGATTATTGTGTTGCCGGTCCATTCGCAAACACTTGGACAAAAACCAAACGTAAACGGCTAGCGCTTCGTCCGAGCGTTCTGCCTCGTAAAGCCCCAAAATGAGTTGTCCTTCTAGCGTCTCGTGCGGGGGCGGCGGTGAAAGTGCTGTCCGCAGATCGTTGGTGATATTCGAGAACCGCTGCGGATCATCAATCACCTGAAGCATCTTTTCGAATGCGTCAGCTTGGCTGGAAACGGCTACGCTTCTTGCAGGGTTGTCGAAAGATATGTTGGCATTCGACACAAGCTCCATAAAGCCTTTCCAAGCGTTTACTTCTTTTTCCAGATGGCGTTCAGCGGATGTCTTTGAGGAAAACTCTAGTGATGGGGTAATGCTGTAGTTGATGCGGTAAGTGTCGTTTGCCATTTAAATGCCTGCTCCCAATTGGGGTTAACTTGGCACGGTACTCTATTGTATGGCAATTTCTACGTTTAGCGCGTTATCGGTGGATCCGACGCGGCCTTAGTCTGTGACTTAATCACCACCAAGCCACTCCTCCAGCTCCTCCATAATCGCGCTGCGGTCCTCATCTGTCATCCCAAGGAACGGACGGGCTGGAATGTTGCCCCAAGGCAGAGGGCCGCCTTTTGAGCTTGAGCCAAACGCACCCTGCCTCGCCCCAAACTGCATCACCGCTGCTTGGATCGCATTGCTGCCCCACGTCAGCCCATCTGCGCTGGCTTGATAGTTGAGCTGCTGGCGCATCTCACCGCTCTTGTTCAGGGGGTGCGTTCCGTGCTTGATCTTCAACGCGAAATACCGCGCCAAAGTGGTTTCGGAGCGCGGCGCGAAGGGCGTCCCCTCTGGCTGCTGACCCTTCAACATACGGTCTTGGGTCGATTGCACCAGAAATTCGCCCAGATCCTGCATCACCGGTGACATGTCATCGAGCTGCGATTGAAGCTGCTTTAAGCGTAGCTCCAACCCCTCGTCATTGAATTTCAAGGTATACATGCTCAGCCCCTCCCGTTGAGAAGGCGGCTGAGATTTGGGTCACTCTCGCCCAAGCGCTGTATGTTGGTAATAAACAAGCCCTCCGCTGAGCGGGTGGCTTTCACAACCAGCACGTATCCCGGCGCACTGGGGTCATCGCGCACAAAGATCAGACTGTTTTCGCCGTCCTGCACCCGGTGGGTTGCAAGATTGATTGTCGCTTGCGCCTGCGCGTAATCCGCGACCGTCAGCTCGGGGTGATGCCGGTGCTGCTTCGCGAGGGTCTCAGCCGAGAGTTCCGCCACGCGGCGTTGAGAGCCGATTTTCTGCGCATCTGCATCGCTGAGACGCGCAAGCGGCCATGCCCCGCGCGGATCCTCAAACCAGCGCTTAAACGGTCCATCAAGCCAGCTTTCAATCAGGTCGGTTGCGGGTTGCGCGTGCAGCTTTTCCAGCTTGTCGCGAAAAGCGAGGATGGTGTCGGCAGCACTCGCACCCGGCGCATAGTCCCAGCCCCGGTCGATACCTTGCGGCGCGCCTGTGCGCGGATCGCGCGCGTCCCAGCTTGCCGGGAGCGTTACATTTGGGTTGCCACCGCGCCGGATCGCGGCGGCTTTTGAGCGCGCGCCAAAGACTCGGCAGGAACAGCCCCAGCCATTGGGCGGAAACCAGATTGCCCAGAATGGATGGTCGGCTTCTAAGATCAGACCGTCGAGCGCCAGATGCTCTGGGCGTGGGTCGTGTGATCCGCCGTGGCGGTAGACCCAATATTTGAACCCTCCCTCGCGCAACTGGGCAAAGCGCCCGGCCTGATATGACACGCGCATGTTGGTGCGGTAGATGACCCGCATGCGCCATTCCTCGCCGCCGGGCGTGCCTTCGCCGGTCCAGCCGTGCCAGCCATTGCGCTCGACAATCTCCCGGAAATCGCGCTTGAAGGTCTCAAACCCGGTTCCGGCAGCGATGGCTTTGTCGACCGCAGCGGCAAGGTCGGTGAGCAAATCAGCCTTTACCGCCCCCGCAACCATGAAAGCGCGATCATGGGCGCTGCGCTCGATGTCATCCCAGCGCACGGTGGGCACCAGATCCCCCAGGCGAAGACGGAACGCAGCAACCTGCTCGGCAAAGGGCTTGCGGAAGGTGGCCGCGAGATCAGCCATCCGCTTCTCCCTCAATCATCGCCCGGCCACCGGTCTCGCCTGCTAGCATGGCACTCGCGAGGACAGCTTCCAGTTCCGCCGCATCAATATCGTCGGAGCTGGCGAGCAGCATTTCGCGGAACTCTTCAAAGCTGGAGGAGGCTTTGAGCATCGCCTCGATGCGCGCAAGCATCTGGCCCATCCCGGTGTGGCCCTCTGTTTCGAGACGGGCTGCAAGTGCCGCCTCTGGGGGCAACGCCTCAGAGCGGCCCACAGGGGCCTCCTCCGCCTGCTTCGCACCATCGCCTCCTAAAATCCCGAGATGGTCGTTTAACCGGCATTTAAATTCGCTCTGTGGGGCCATTGCGTCCGATTGCCCGGTCGCAGATGCGGGCTGCGGGGCATTTCCGGGCGATTTTTCCGGTGATCCACCGATTGCGGGGTCTGCTGCGGTGGGATCGGAGAGACCGAACTTTGCGAGGATCTCGGATTGCTTCACGCGCAGGCCGTTCTGGATGAACGGGTTCAAGGCGTTTGAGAATGCCTCCAAGTCTTCCGGCTCCGGGCGACCGATTTTCAGGCGCGGGGCAGGGGCGTCGGGGCCGTACTCAAGCTGGACCCATGGGCGGATCAGATCGCGGTTGATAATCGCGCCGAGCTGCTTGGCATCGGCGCGCTCGATATCTTCCTGCACTTGGCGGTGTTCTTTGCCGGACCCCAAGCCGCCGGTTTCCGCGTCAGTGGTGGCAGTTTGCCCGAGCACCAGCTTGGAGGTTTGCTTGTCCAGCCAATCGCTGCGGCGCTCATAGTGATCGGTGGATGCGCCAATGCTCTTGGCCTCCTGAAACTCGATCATCATGCTTTCGGGAATGATCGCGGCACAGTCTCCGGCGATGTTGGCAACCGCCCTAAACAAGGTCTTGCGGTCATCCTCGGAGGTGCCGGGGCCATACTTGCCAATGCGCAACGGCTGACCATAGGTCTGGGTGAAGATCGCCCAGTCCCGTTGGGTGTAGGCTTTAAAGAGCCACGCCCACAGTGCAACTCGCGCCAAACCAGACCGAAGCGGCAAGCCAGACTTCGCTTTCATCGGGGCGTAGATGTACTGGAAGGGTGGCAGGATCTCTTCTTGCCCCGTCTCCGGGTTCAGCATCCGGGGTGTTTTCAGATCCTTGCGGTCAAAGCGGAACCAGCGCGGGTCGCAATATTCCAGCGTTGCGGGTTCATACTGCCCCTCTGAGGTGTCCCAGCGGATATGGGTGAAGGAATAGCCTTTACCCAATGCGTCGAGAATTTCGAACAGCTCATCCGTCAGTTCATCGCGCAAAAGCCACTTGCGCACGCGCGCGGCGATTTCTTCGCCTAGTGGCGTTTCTTCTCCCGGTTCAACAGTGATGTCGAGCTGCGAGATTGAGCGGCGACGGGTGCCCAAGACCCCCAGATAATGGGCGTCACGCTCTTCGATGGTTTCCGCTAGCTCCAGATAGCGGATGGGATCACCGGCGTCGGCTTCCTTGAGGATACTGGCCAGACGACCGGGGTTCAGCCCGTCGCCGGGGTATCCGGTGAGCGGACTGCGCACGCCGCCAATAGTGGAGGGTTCGTCAAACCTCATAAGGTCGGCACGACGTACCGGGTTTCCCCAGCGGTCAAGCAATTGCGGGGTCTTCGCCATGGATCAGGCCCCCACACGACTGTTGTTGATGACGACCCAGAAATAAGCCGCGCATAACAACCAGAGCATCAACACGGCCCCGGTCTCCAACAGGATCACGCCAGCGGCCAAGCCAACCGCGCCTTTGACCACCACCCAGCCGTGTTTGCCAAAGCGACGCATCATACAGGCCACGACAGGGTTGGCCTCACGCCCACCGCGTGCGAGCGCCTTGATCGTGGTGAAGGTGTCGGCAACCTGCAGCAGCAGATAGATGACGAATGCGATAGTGGGATCTTTGATAACTGCGATCATGAGGGGTTCCTTTCACAGGCCTCCACGGATTGATGCGCCGAGAGGTTCTTTCCACCATGGGCGGTCCAGCGCGTCTTGTTCTTCAACGGTCATGCCCATGCGCCCATCCTGTGGTTCACTGCTTCGAGTGTCGGGCACGGGGGTGTAGGCGATTTCGACCCAGCGCATGCGGGAGGCAAAATGCGCCAGCGCCAATGCGATGGCGTAGTCGCCGTGGCGTTTCTTGCCTTTGGCGTCGGCTTCGCGGATCTCTGGCACGCGGGGGATGCCGCGCACCTTTTTGACAGCTCGCAGGTCGCCCATGTGAGCGTCCCAGCGCCCAATCGAGAGCGTGGCCTCTTCAAAGGCGGTTTTCAGGGGCGGCATGTTCACCCTGTACCAGTCCTGGCTAAACTTGATCGCCCAGACCATGCCGGGGCTGTCGTCGCCTTCCTTCAGGCCGAACTTGCGCCCCATGTCCTCGGCAACTGTCCAACCCATGCCGGTTGCGTCAAAGGCCGCGCCGACGCAGCGGGTGCGGACTCGCTCCATCACCATGCCCACGATCAGCTTTTGCTCGTTGCCGGGCACGTTGCGCATCTCAATCGTGAGCGCCTCGCGGCGGTGCATGTTTTTCTCGATGGCGAGAAGGGAAAGGACAGAGAGGTCAGCCACGCGGGCGAAATCGAACCCAAGCGCATAAAGGACGTCCAGCGGCAGCGCGTCGAGCACCTCTTCTAGGCACTCCAAAAAGGGGCGCATCAGGTCTCGTTGCTCGGCAGTGCTGCGCTGCAGGTAGTCTCCGGGCAGTTCCAGCTCCAGACAGGGCGCGTCGGCATTCATGCGCGCCTCGATCAGCGGCGCGGTCAGCCACGCCCCGGTGCCTGCCTTGGGGATGCAATGCAGCTCTTCATCGGCGTCGTCTCCATAGACCGCATGGGTGCTGTCGATCCATTTCTGTTTGCCCATCGGCTCACGACCTTGGGCGCGCTGGATCAGGGCGATGCGTTCATAAAGTCCGGCGTCAACGGCGTCGTTGAAGGTCACGCGCACCACTTTGGCGGTGTCGCCTTTCTCACCCTCATTGACTTGCCGTACCAACACATTGAAGGCGTTGGCATCGCCGTCATGAGTGGAGATGACCAAGACCTTGCCGCCCCACATCAGGAGGGCGTTTGCGGCCTTCAGCATTTCTTCCAACTCATCATGGAAGGCGGCCTCGTCAAAGATCACGTAACCTTGGCGGCCGCGCAGCGAGCGGGGCTTTGATGACAGCGCGACAACCTCAAAACCAGACGCAAAGCGAATGCGAAAGGCCTGAATGTCGCGCTCTTCCTTGCCCTCTTCCTGATCCTTGAACAGGAATTCTTGCACGGAACTGGCGGCGGGCATGAAGGCCTTCGCCCACATGGCGCAGGTGTCGATAAATTCCCGTGCCATATCGAGGTTAAACCCGATGTAAAGCGTGTCCATGCCGCCTTCAGACCGGGCCAGACCGGACGTCAGCACTGCATCAGCGCCGACCGCCCATGTCATCCCGATCCGGCGCGATTTCTCGCAGACCACGAACTGATAAAGCGCGGTCGTCTGCAGGAGTTGCTGCTGATAGGACAAAAGCACATGCGGCAGGTCCATGCTCTCATTGAGCACATCCGGCAGCATCTGACGGTCGGCAGCGCGCTGCGCTTCCCACTCGGCGTCAGTGATGGCGGTGGCGGCGGTCACGCATCTACCCCCAGAATGTCGGCTTTGATGGCGTGGACGGTCTCGCGGGTCATGCCGAGCTGGTGAGCTTTTTGCTCAATCTCACCTGCGAGCCGTTCCCGTTCCTTGCGGGCCACGCGGCGCTCTTCGTCATCGCGCAAACGCTCGCGCAGCCCAGCGGATTGCATCAGGTCTTTGAGCATGCGCGACAAATGGGCGAGGCTCTTGGGATCCCACGCGGCGTTGTCACTTTCTGCGACCGAGTTCATCATCTGGAAGGCGGCGGTGGCGATCATCTGCATCAGCACTTTGTGCATGGTGCTTTCCTGCTCAATATTGAGATCCCCGAGCAGGGTCTCCGCCATGGAGAAGGCGTCGCGTTGGTTCTTCAACAGTTTGGAGTATTCGCCCACGGCAGATTTGCCGATGCGGATTTCAAGCCCCGCGTCATCCAGCCAGAAATTCAATTCCTCCGTCACCGCGACAATGTCGGCAAACCCGCGCTCCTGCAGCGCCATGGCAAGACGCTGGCGCACCTCATGCGGGATCAGGTCAAGTTTCTTGGGCGGGGGCATGGTTCACGCTCCCGGACGCGGGCGTTGAATGTCCGGGTGGCGGGCGATGCCTTGGGCGATTTCCACGCCCCGCGTGGTCGCGACTACGACCAGAAAGCCTGCGTGGTCTTCAACCTCCACAAGCCCTTGTTCAGCGAGCCAATGCGCCTCGGTCGTCACCTGATCGCGGGTGAACGCAATTCCGACGCGCGGAAGCTGCGTTGCCAGCATGGAGACGTTAGAGGTGTATTTCGGGGCGTCCTCCAGAAAACGGAGAATGGCGATGCGGGCGTGTTTGCGCAGCTCGTCGGCGTAGCTCATGGCGGTCCTATTTGTTCAGGAGGTGGTCTTCGTGTCGGGTGACGACGGTCTCAAGGCGGGACATGATCTTCTGGTTGCCTTCCATGACCGCCTCCATGCGCTGCATGGTGCCCGCGACATTAGCGAGGGTCAGCTCGATCTGGTGGAGATCATCTTTGCTTGGCAGCGACTGGACCGATTGCTCCACGCGCGCGATGCGGCCCTCTTGCCTGTCCATACGGTCAGAGCCTTCCTTGAAACGCTCGTCGACGCGCTGAAACCGCGCCTCAACATTGGAGCGGCGCGAGGCGAACCATGCGAACACCGTGGTGCAAAGCGACACTAGCAAAGCCAGCGCCGCCAAGAGGTTTCCCAGCGTGACAGTCGGGTCAAACAACATTAGGGCTTGGCCCCCGAAGTGGCCTTGATCCGCTCGATCATCACGTCCTTGTTTTTCGAGCCAGCGGAACTCCCGAAGTAATAGTTCAGGATCTGCGTAAAGCCGACCGAGAGGCCCCCGATCAGAAGCGCAAGGATTTCCGCGCTGGCAGGGGGGAGGCCGTATTTCAGAAGGTACGCGATGACCGAAAAGAACCCGATCAGCACCAGAGCTGCCAGAATGCCGGGAACGCGGTCTTTCAGCGCCATCTGACGTTTGCGAGCGCTGTCGCGATCACTGGCCGCGATCTGCTCCAATTCAATACCCGCGTCGATCAGGTGGCGTTCCAGATCGGCTTCGGCCTCCTTCAGCTTCAGGAGGTCCTGAGGGCTGGCTCCAAGGATTGCCGCCTCAACCTCTGCCTCGGTTGCATCCGGGCGGTCGAGTAGCTTGTCTGCGAGCGCCTTGGTGGCGACACCGGCCAGCGGGCCGCCGAGGGCGGTTGCAATCGTAGGGGCAATGCCGCCGAGGATTTGCAGGATCTTGTCTTTCTGTTTCACGGGGGATGCTCCTTTAGCGGGGAAGGGCGAAGGTCACGGGGTCGGCATAGCTCGCCACGATCCAGCCCTCTTGACCGGCGTAGAACACCTGCAGCCAGTCACGACCGGCGAAGGTGCCCCGCCGTAGAACCGGCACGGGGGTGCCATCCGGTATTTTGGCGATGACGTTGGGATTGAAGCTCGGCCAGCGGCGCATGTTCAGGGTGTCGCCGTTGCTGCTGGTGACAACCAGCTCGTTTAGGCTTGCGGGCTGGCTGACACGGTTTGCCTCGTCCTCTGCCGGATCATCCCGACCAAGAATGTGAGAGCGGATTTGCTCCATCGGAAACAGCGGGTTTGTGTCCACCTTGCGCCCCGGCGAGACGTACCAATGGGCGCGAATGTCCTGCAGCGTGTCGCACTCCGCGAACAGCAGATGCAGGAGCCAGATCAACGTGTCGATCTGCGCTTCGGGGTAGTGCATCCACATCCCCCGGCCATGCTCTGGCGTCTCCGCGATTTCCACGGTGTAGGGCTGGCCGTTTTCTACGGTTGCGCCAAACCATGTGATGCCATTTGCCCCGGCGGCGCGCATCTTGCCCGGATTGACCAACTCGATACCGATGCTGAAATTGTTGCAGCCTTTGCGCCCGTGATAGCTGGATGCGCCCGCGTGATTGGCGCGGCGATTGATTGGCACGAGCTGACGCAGCTTGCCGTTCAGCTCGATCACAAAATGAACCGAGACCTTGGCGTCATTGTCCTGCAGGTAGTCGGCAGCGCTGCCTTCAGACAGGCTGCTGGCGGTATCGTGGAGGATGACGAGGGAAGGGGTGATGCCGCCGCCCATGTGGGTCGCGGGGGTGTATCCAACACCGTCTAGAATACCATCTTTAAACGCCATTTTCGCCGCCTTCCGAACCTGCTTTGCAGGTCTCAGGATGGCGGAGGGGTAAAACGAAAAACGCCCGCAACGATGTGCGGGAGTTTGGGATATTAAAACAATTCGGGCTGGTTGGGATTTGGCGGTGAAGCAAAACCGCGCAAATATCGCCTGACACTAAAGTCTGTGACACCCAAAATGCGGGCAATCTCTACGACAGGCAAGCCCCTTGATTTATGAGCCTTTGCGCGCCAGACCTTTGCCGTTGGGACGCGCGCAGGCAGGCGAAAGGCGATGCTTGCGAGCATTTTGGCCTTTTCCCGTCCGAGCAGCTTTTCCACCTCTCCCCTGCCTTTGGGGTTCTCGGGAATGTAGACCTCGGTGCCGCCGAAGGTATCCAGAAAACGCAGAGCGTCCTCAAACCCTAACGCCTCCACATAGGGCTCCACCTGAGCGGTTGGTTTGGGGAAGGCAATCGGCAGCTTGCCCTCAGACTGTCGGCGCGTCCGGTTCATTTGCGGTGCGCCTCCCAGTCAAAGTCGATCCCGGCGCGTTGGCCCCAGCTTTTTAATGCTTGGATCACCGCATCGATCTGGGACCAGTCGGTCAGCATATCGACGTCAGCGGGCACCATGGCCCAGTGATCGCCAAAGCGGGCGCGGATAAAGCGGTTCAGTCCCGCCCGGCTCTTGTCGCGGAGCTGGCCCGAGCGCCCGAGTTCACTCCAGAGCTTGTGGACCAGCCGCAGATCGGCGCGCGGCGCGGGCTTGAATGCCTTCTTTGTGCCGCTCGCAGGCTTAAACCCGTCCGTTTCGAGACGTTTCACCATGGCCTTCAATTCGGCCTCGGTCATGTCCGTCATCGAGGCTTTGCCGGTTACGATTAGTTGCAGATCGCGCCGGGCCTCATTGTCGAGGCCCAGCTCCCGGCAGCCGAGGTGGATCTTGCGCTTCAACGCGGAGGTCATATCAGGAGGCCTCGCCTGCTATGGTGGCAACCGGATGGAAAGTTGCCACGTCCGAGCGCATCCGGGCGTCCGTGATGTCCATCTGTGCGCGCGCCATCTGCTCGAAATCGCGCGGGCCTAGATGCGCCAGAGCCGCTTCCTGTCGCAGAACTGCGAGACGGTTTCCCAGTACCAACCCTGCGCGGCGTTGCTTGGAGGCGTAGCAGCGAAAGGCTTTGGCGAGGTCAGCGTTGATCTGAGCTGGGGTCATTGCCATCGCTCATCCCTCCCGACGCTTTGCGATCTGGTGGGCCGCTTGCCCGATCAGTGCTTTGCTGCGGCGGACAACGATATGCGCTGGGATCCCCCAACGCTCCGCCAAATTTGCAAGCTCGGTCGGGCTTGCGGTCATCAGCAGGTGGTCCACATTCAACTGCGCCAGTTGAGCCGGGTAGCCGCGTGCCAGCACGCTACCAACACCGCCTGAGATTGGCCGGTCGTCGTGGTCAGCGGGCATAGGCACCCGCGCTGCGTCCATGAACTTTGCAATCTGCATGGTGGTGTCCTCCTCAGGCTTTGGCCAAGTCGATCTGAATGGCTTTCCACGCCGCATCGAGCGCGGCGCGCTGGTAGCAACGCACGTAGGATTTTGAGCCGACCACGCGGATGGCGTCCTTGATCGCTTGCATGGCCCGCTGCCAGCGCTCGTCTTCGATTTCCAGACGCAGGAGCATGAAGATTTCAGAGCGGTTGATCTGACCGGCTTTGTCGGTGTTGAACGCGCGGGTGACGATGTCGCGGATTTCCGGGCGCGCATCGGCAGCCCATTCCGTCAGGCATTCATCCACGAGTGTTTTTGCGATTTGCAGCTCGGGGCCGAAGTCGATCAGATCCGCGACTTGCACCTGAACCTTGAACAAACCGTCATAGCTCATCAGGGTCTTGTTGCCCTTTTTGCCGCCCACTGTCGCATCGTATCGCCCGGCGAGAATGGCCTCAAAAGCGCTGATGTCCTCAAACGTATGGGCCTTGAAACGGCTCACCTCGTCGCTCAATGCCAGAGCATAGCCGATGATGCCGCGCACGGTTTGGTCCTGCAGCTTGTCTTGCGGCTTGACCAATTCAGTTGGGCGTAGATCGCCCTGAGCATTGCGCATGTATGAGATGCCGTTGATGGTTTCCTCGCCGCCGGGCAAATGTGCAGGTTGGCGGGAAGGGGAGGTGGTTTGAGCGTGCTGCTCGGTCATTCGCCTGTACTCCTGTTCAGGGTGGGTCTGGTTACTTGGGGCAGCCAAAAGGCGCGGTCAGGCGCTCACTTATTGGCTTGAAAATGCGGGCACTTAGGGCAGGCCTTGAACATCTTGACGTGCTGGCTGTTGGCGGCGGAGAACGTCTTGGAACGCTCACGCCATTTGCGGCATACATCCTTGCCAATCTCGCCAAGGGCGGGGCAGGCGACCTTTTCCGACATCAGCACACCGCGCACAGATTGTTCGATGGCATCGGTGCTGGCCCCATAACGGTTGCTCAAAACGAGGTTCACCGCTCCTGCTGAATAGCCAAGGCGCGTTGCGGTCTTGGCTTGGCTGGTCAGGTCGCACTCGGTTGCGAGCGCTTCCACCCAATCCGGGATATCGCCACCCCAGCCGATGCTGGCTTTGTTCATTGCGAATGTGTCTGTGGTCACAGCAGCACCTCCTTATCCAGCGAGACAAAATCGGCGGTGTTGGGGTCGAACACGCCTTTCACTTTGCGTGGCTTCGGCGCGACGGGGCCGCTGTTGTTGATCAGCTTGAACTTCGCCTCACGCTTGCCACTGATTGCGGTCTGCTGAACCCGGAGGTGATCTGACTGCACCAGCAGGCGGCAGTAGACCCGTGCTTGGGCGACCGAGACCTCCACGCCGCCTGCATTGGAATGCGCGGCAATGTCGGTTGCGGAGAATACGCGCAGACCGCGCATGCTGCGCCACATGTTGCCTTCGGCGCTGTCGTCATAGCTGGGCGATGCTGCGGGTGCGGTTGGCGCAAGATCAGTGCGGACGTAGACCTTGCGGCTGTCATCCGTTTCAACGCGGGTGATCAAGCCTGCATCCGCCCAGCGGTTCACGAATTTCTTGGCGGTGGAGCGCACGATCCCAAACGCGAGCAGGTCGCTCCAGTGGATTCGCTTGAGCGACTGCGCGGCACGCCACGCAGAGGCCTCCATATCTGATCGAAAAGCGTGTTTCATTTCCCGGCCTCTGCAATGCGAAGGGTGGGGCTTTTGCGCGGGGCAGGGGCTGCGCTTGCAGAGGCAAGCCTGCGCACGGCAGGTGGCTGGCCAGTTGCAAATACACGGTCCCCCCAAAGTGCCAGATCAGCGCGGCTGGTGCCCCTTGACCGGGCCAGTTCCTTGGCTTGGTCGATGTTTGTCACCACCCGGCGGATGGAACCGCCCGAAGCGTCGACAATCTCAGACAGCAGATCCCGCTCAATCACCACATCCGGGCTGTAGATCTGCACCAGCTTTTCCGCATCAGACAGGTTGCAGGCGAGGGCAGGTTCCCACGCAAGCTGGCGGTTGTGGATGTTTTCCCACTTTGTCAGGTGCTGGGGCAGTTCTTCCTCACCGACCAGAATGACCGTCGATTGGCTGGCCTCGTAGAGGTCGCGGGCCAATTCGATCAGCTTTTTGTTCTTGGTGAGATACTGTGCGTCATCGACAATCAACGGACGATCAGCACGCGCCAGATGGGCGGCAATGGCTTCGACCATCGCAGGCACTCCGCGCACTGGCTTAATGCCAATTTCGCGCATGATGGATTGCAGGAAGTAGCTCGGCGTCCAGCAGCTCAGGACCTGCACGTTATAGGCCTGATATTCGTTGGTGACGAATGTGGTGGCGGTGGTCTTCCCCCAGCCGGAAGGGCCGTAAAAGACCGCCATTCCCGGCAGGCCCATGGAGCGGTCCTGCACGCGCTCGACCAGTGAAATCAGTGCTGCGACATTGCGCAGCGGGGCGATGCTTGGTGTCATGCTCTGCTCTCCTTATTCATCGCTGCCCAGAGCTTTGCGCATGCGCAGAAAGCTCCGGTATTGGGCGGATCTCTGATAATCCTGCATGAAATTGCGCTGTTCCTCGGTCAGCGGGTGGCCTTCTGCATCGAGCCGTTCCAACTCGATGCACCGATTGAATTGCAACTCGGGGTCGTCATCATCCGGCTGCGGTTTGCGGCGGTCCTCGAGGCGCGCAATTTGCGCCTCCAGCCGGTTTTCGTGATCTTGGTCGTAGCTTGTCTGCTGTAAGCGCGGTGTCTTGGGCGCTTTGTCGTGCGGGGTGACCAGTTGGATCACTTCGGCCTCGGGGAGTGCTTCAGGCGTTATGTCCTCACCTGCAGCGCGTAGGCGGGCCGCGATCTCAGATGCTGAATATTCGCGGCTGGCGCGGGCTTCTTCTCTCGCCGCGCGCATGAACTGACTGCGCTTACGGGCCAACTCGCGGGCGTCCTCAATACCGAGGAAGTCGCCGCGTTCGACGCAGGCCGCATGGCCGATGTATTGACCGTCGAGGTCATAGACATGCAGCCCGGCGTGCAAGTTATCGGGGTCAAAGCGCCCGACCACTTTTTGCCCGGCGATGCGGTACATCCACTCGGCCCAATACCGAGACCCCATGAGCTTCAGCTCGCCATTCTTGGCGCTGGCATTCAGCCCCTCGGCCCCCATAAGCCAGAGGCGGCGCTGTTCTTCGGTGGCCTTGCGGATTGGGCGGCTCTTATAAGAGGCCTCAAACACCTGATTAAACGACCGCCCAAACGCGATTTCACTGCGGCGGCCTTCGCGTGCGTTATGATCTTCGATTTCCTCAGTGAGGACCGCAATGAACTCCTCAAGCGGCACCGCGCGGTTGCCATAATTTTCCGGCTTTGCATCGGGTTTGTTGCCCGTATATGCGCCCTCGAATGCGGGGTGTTTTGCTACCCGGTCGCACAGGTCTCGGAAGGCGCGCTCGATGGGTTTGGACTGGCCGGAGTAAGGCGTGGCCCAATGCACTTTGACGCCGAGCATTGGCAGGAGGCCCGGCACATCGTCCTCGCGCACCTTGAACCGGAACCGCGTTTCCGTACCGCCCGTGATGACCTTGGCGGCAAATTCGCGCCCGTTATCCAGAAGTGCCCCCTGCGGGATGCCGTAGCGTTCGATGAGGTCTCCAATGGCGAGCTGCACCGTGTGACTGTTGGCGGTTAGGGAGAGCCGCCAAGACAGGATCTTGCCGGAGTAGACATCTGAGAAGAACACGCCCTGCACCCGTACTGGCAGTGCCTCACCGGGCCATCGCACAAAGACGTCGAACTTGTGATAATCGCCGCAGATGCACTCAAGCGCACTTAGGGCGCTCTTGTCGCGGTCTTGATGCGGATAGTAGCGGCGCAGCGCCTCCGCCCCTTTGCGCAGGAAAATCTCCGTGGGCTTGGAGACCGTCTCTTTGATCGCCTTGCGCACCCGATGGATCGGGGCAATGGGCAGGCCTTCTTTTTTGGCGACCCGCTTTGCCCGATCATAGCAGGATGTCAGCGAGGGGGCTTCCAGACGCAGCCAGTCAGAACGGATCAGGGCGAAAAACTCAGGGTCCAGTGGCGCGACCTTGCCTCTGCCGCCGGTCGGCTTGGGGGCGAGATAGGCCAGCCAATCCGCCTCGGCCACGCCCTCGATCAGCGAGAGCCAGTTCCAGATGGATTTCTCCGACGTATCGACGCGCAGCGCTACAGCTGCAACTGCAGCGGATCGGGTCATGCCTGCACCTTCGCATTCGGCGGCCAAACGAACCGCCTGCAGGCGCGCTTCGGCCTTGGATTTGGCATTGGCGTTGAGGCTGTCGAAATCGGCCCAAGCGGCCTCGCGGCTGCGCTTTGGTTCTGGCTCCTCAGCGGGCTGTTCGATCAGGGACAGGCGGGCGCGGATCGGGAACAGGGAATAATGATATTCCAGCCCGCCGCCTTTGCCTTTGCGGCGGCGGATCTTGCCCGGCTGACGGTCCCAGCCTTCATCCTTGGCGCGCTGGTTGACCTTGCGCTTGGTGGTGGGCAGGTCGGGCAGGCGCGCGTCTGCAATCTCCGCAGCGCTCCACCATTCTTGGGTTAGGGTCTCCATTAGGCTTGCCCCCCGCTGATCTCGTCGAGTAGCGCCTGCACCTCTTCCCCGTGTTCTTCGAGGAAGGTCACACGCCCCGCCTTGCTGGCCCGCTTCCAAGCGTCCTGCAGGCGTTGCCATGTCTTTTCGGTGTTGTTCATCGGGGGCGTCACACCCCGGTTTTGCTCACTGGCCCAAGTCTTGCGCGCATCTTTGGCGCTTTTGACTTTGCCCTCGGCCAGTAGGTCGATGACGCGGCTGCGCTCTGTGGCCTCGCCAATTTTGGCGAGTTCAGTGAGGTCGTTGAGGGTGACGGGACGCCCAGAAGAGCGCAGCCGGTGTGCATCACCGCCCGTCAACACGGATCCGGCGCTGACCATGCGACGCACATGGCGGTCTGAAATGCCGAATTTCTCTGCGGTGGCGCGTGCAAACGATACGGTGGACATCGTGTCCGCCGTATCCCAGCGTTTGGATACCAAGTCCGCGCCGACGGTTGCTCTCGTCTCAGGATGCAGTTTCTCATAGACACGCTTGCGCTCTGCGAGGAACACCGCAGTGTCCAGCGCGGTTAGCTCTGCCCCGGCGAGATTGTCGTCAATCTCCATGAGCCGGGCAAAGTCGTCATTGCAGTCCCAGCACACCACCTTGATGGTCGGCCAGTCCAACTCTTGGGCGACGGTGAGGCGGTGCGCACCTGCCAGCAGTTCAATCATGCCACTGCGCTTGTGTTTACGGACGTGGATGGCGTCTTTCATCACGCCAAGTTCGGTGATTGAGGCTTTGATGGCCTCCACTCCGGCCTTTGAGACTGGCCGCAACCGCGTGCCCATCTGGATGTCATCAACCGGCAATTCGGTGATCGACTGAATGATCTTTGCCGCCATGGCTTATTCGTCCTCGTTCAATGTTCGATAATCAGCGGCAGGAAAAGCAGGCCGATGAGAATGATGGCGAGGCAGGCACATCCAAGGATGTCGCCCCCAATGCTGGCTGAAAATCTGCGCTCTGCGGCTCGAAACTTGGACCAGACCGCGCGCAGCGTGAGTGCGGGCCGCGCGCGATCTGGTGCGACCGGGACCTCAGCCCCGGTGGTCGCAAATGCCCCGGACTGCGTCTGAGTGGTGGCGTCTTGGTGTGGGGATTTGCGAAACTGGTACATCAGCTCGAGGCCTTCGCGTCGTCGGTAACCTCAGACAAATGCGATACTTCTGCGATCATGCGCTTGGAATAGCCCGCCAAGACCATCTCTTCCCCGGCTGCCGTGATGATCCTTTTCAGAAGTGCGCGACCTTGAGTGCCGCCAGATTGGCCATAGGTGGCCGTGCGAGCGGTGCTGGGATGGATGCCGCTTTTCTTGCACCACGCTTCAAAACTTGTGCCCGAAGCGCGGAATGCACCCACGATGACCTCATGGAGGATCGCTCCGGGCTGGTATGGTTTGCTAAACTTTGACATTGTGTCCTCGCGATGCCGCCTTGCGACGCGGCCTTACAATACCCAGATAACACCCATTTGGGTATTTAGTCAATTGAAAGAATGAACAAATGGGTATTCCTGACCGAATCCGAGAGTTGATGTCTAGTAAGTCTATGAATATTAAGGAGTTTTCAGAGACTACTGGAGTGAAGTATCGGACGATTCAAAACTATCTGTCTGGAGAGAGGGCTGTCGGAAGCGAGTTTTTGGCCGCTGTGAGCGAACGAATGGGAGTGTCGGCTTCGTGGATTCTCACAGGGCAGGGTTCTATGATGTTCCCGAATGAGTGTATCGATGTCGCTCAGGCCGACTTCGTTCAAGTCGCAAGATATGAAGTAGAAGCATCCGCAGGAAACGGGAGCGAGGTCGCCAGCGAAGATGCGGCGCAGTCCTATGCGTTTAACCGCAAGTGGCTGGGGAAGCGTGGTCTTAAACCCGACACGCTGTCAGTTATTTCTGTGCGCGGCGACAGCATGGAGCCGGATCTAAACGATGGCGACTTGGTGCTTATCGATCTTGCCAACACGGACTTGTCGGACGGCAAGATCTACGCGGTTCAGTATTCAGGCAACTTGTTCGTCAAACGGATCCAGTATGTACCCGGCGACACCATCCGCTTGGTGAGCCGCAACGCGCAATATGCGCCCATTGAGATCAAGACACCCGAAGCCGACGGCGTGCGCGTCGTCGGGCGCGTGGTTGCGTCTATGCATGAGTGGTAGTGTCAGTTACGGGAATGCTGGGCTGACTGTGCTACTGATCTTCAAACGGCTCTATCAGCTCAGGCCCATCGTCTGTGATGCCGAACTTTTGCACGCGATGAAACTTCAATCGGCCATCCCAGGCGGTGCCTAAATCGGCTTTTGCATCTGCTGTGCTGATCGATCCTGTGAGCCATGATGCAAGTTCACCATCACCCAAGATCACGGGCGTGCGGTGATGAATGTGTTCGATTTGGTCCAAGGCTGGCCGGGTAAGGATCGCGCAGGTTCTGGAGCCATCTTTCAGTCTGGTCTGTATCCCTGCAAAGAACATAGCTGGCGCGTTGCTATTCGTTGTGATCCACCAAGGTTGCTTGTTGCCTTTTTCTCCAGTCCATTCGTAATAGCCGCTAGCAGGTATCGCGCAGCGGCTTGCTCCCCGAAAACTAGGCAATGTGTCTGCGGTTTCGATTTTTGCGTTGAACGTGGTGGCTTTCCATTCTTTGGGCGTTCCCTCGAACCATTTAGGAACCAGCCACCAGCGGGCATTGGCGGAAACCAATGTCTTCTGGTGTGCGCAAAGCACATTCACTAGCTGAGTGGGCTTTATGTTCCAGCTAGGCTCAAGAGGCTCTGAACCCTCTTCCCGATAGAACTCATCCCAATCAAACTCGCCGCGCTGCCAAGCGGCAAACTGTTTTGAGGTAAGTTGAGGCAGGCCGATTCTTCCACACATGGGAGCAGAATATTTGACGGAGCCTTGTAATCCAATCGTTCGCACGCGAGGCGCGGGCAGACTTTAATACTCTTGAAAGACATGGTGATGGCGTTGCTGTGGGTGCAAGTAAACCCAGTGGTTTCTCAAGATCGCCCTCCAAAGCTACGTCGTCGTAGAGGCTGATTCTGTGCTTCGCACAAAGGTCAGTCACGCGGGACAAAGCGGACCCTAGCTGCGAATACACCAATGACGGATTCAATAATTCGAATCCAGAACTCTAAAAGGGGATTTCGTCGTCCAGACTTTGTGATTTTGTTACGTCTGGAAGCACGCCCGACGGTAACGGTTGACTGGTTACGGTAAACAAATTGAGTATGTCATCTCTGTCCATAAACATGATCTGACTTCGCTTGGTTGCATCCAGCTTTTCACCTAACCAGTTCTTCGCTTGCTTCGTGATTTCACCTCCCGCAACGATGAAGGCGTGATCTACAAGCGCTTTCTTGCTTGTCTCAGGATCAAAGATTTCGTGGCCCAACATCATGAGAGCCTGTTGATAGATTTCGGAGATGTTCTTGTTGCTACCTTTGGTCATACCTGCTGCGTCGAGCTTCCCTTTCTTTGCTTGGATCCCAAAGTAGAGAACATGTTGCGTAGGCAAGGCATAACGCATCCAAATGTCTTTGCCGTATTCTAGTGCTTTATCTTTGTGCCCCGCTGCTTGAATGCGATGAAAACCTAGCTGCCGAAATAGGGGCAGCAGCACCTCCTCGATCAGATCGTCTTCGGAGCATTGATCGAGATAACCGCTCAGATGGTTCCGACGCTCCAATTCCTTTGGTGTAAACGGTCGATGAGGGTTAGCAGCTTGGGAGATTGTTTTTGTACCAATATGTCTGATGTATAGGAGGCCATCTTCTCCGTAGTAGGCTTCGAAACCTTCACGGGAAAACGGCTTATTGATGTGTTCAAGCGCGAGGCTACGATCAGGGTCGTCTTCCTCGGCGTCAGCCTTGTGCATAAGAATTCGAAAAACATGTACAAATCGTTCCGGAAGAACGTGAGGCCCCGATGACGGTTCGGCCAATAGTTCGGCAAGTACACCAACGGTCCAAGCCCAGCGTGTTGAGCCATCGTGTGAATAGTCCATATCGCATTCTTCGAAGAAGCGCGTGATGTAGCTGCTAGAGCGATAGGGAAAGTACGGGGCATCGCCGATTACGGCTTCAGCCAACGCTCGCAAGTTCCTGTCTTTGAATTTCATTGGTCACACCTTGCGATATCAAGAACACTTTATGAGCGGCTTGGTTTGCTGACGTTCATTGCGTCGAATTTCGAAATAAGACCTTCGTGCAGCCAGCAGCATTTGTCAAAGTGGGCTCCAAGCTGACCAGCGGCGGTATAGCAGAAGGGGCGCAGTAAGATGTCCACAACAGCTGACGCCTAGCAGCGCAAAATAAGACAATCGCTCTACACATGTATCAGATGGCTCTGCCGACTGGCCGACGAGGAACTGACGTCAGCCGCAGGCGCGAAGACGTCTAGGAAACGCGGGGCTGTTCTTTGACTGACATCTTGCCGCAACGCAAAGTGCAACGGCATCTAGACGAAACAAAATCAATTCTTGCTTGTACTGAACAACTCGCTTTAGGCTCGTGATGGATTTAGTCATTTTGTTCATTTAGATTCATAGGGAGTGGTTATGGGGAGCACGGGTTCGGGGAATTTTTCCGATTATTCAGGTCGTACGGGACAGTCCGGAAATGGTAGCGGTGCATCGGGAGGAAGCAGTGGCGGAGATCAGTGTGGCCAAGCTTTCACGGTTGGTTTGGAAGACGTCGGAGACTACGATTACTTTACAGCAAGAGGCGAAGTTCCGGCTCAGGGTACTGTGCTTGAGATTATTCTCTCGACAAGAGTTGTTGCCGTCACGGGCGATGGCCTCGTAGTTGGCGCGTTGCCCACATCGAGAAATTACATAGCCGCCTGTCTTGGGGACGGTTACTCCTATACTGGCGTGGTGCGTTCATCGAGCTTGGAGGGTATGCCGCAAGTCCAAGTCGATATCGTGCCCAACGCTCCACAATGA